TCGTTGTACTGCTCGACTCTGCTGGCAGTCTGTATTTTCAGGTTAACGGCAACACCTTATTTGGAGCCAATCCGGCCGCAGGAACCGGTGGGTGTTCTATTACGCCTGGGGCCTATTTCGCCAGCATCGCTTTCGATGATGCGACGTTTCCGGGGTCGGGGGCAACCGGCACCGCCGACTTCACGCCCGGCAGCCTTCCCAGCGGGTTCTCTGATTGGGATGTTTCTGCAGGAAGTCCTTATACTTTAACAGCCAGTAAAGGTACGTTTAATTTAACTGGCCAAGCTGCTACTCTGCAACCTGCTCCATACTGGACATTTGTAGGTGTAACCGAAGCAGCTGTTAATGCAGCGACTACAAGCTACGCAGTTACTATTCCAGCAGGTGCTGCTCAAGACGACGTTTTAGTTTGTGATATAGCTACAAGAGGAACGAATGTCTGGACGCCTCCAGCAGGCTGGACTCAAGTTATATCCGATGCAGGCGGTAATACTACCAACAACACTACCGCTTCTGATGTTTCATTCCAAACTTTCTATTGTATCAGAGGCGCGTCTAATCCTTCTCTGACGTTTACCAGAACAGGTACCGTCACAAGTATGAGGGCTCTAGCTACTGTTAGAGCTTATCGTTCTAGTAGAGCAGGATCTCCTGTTTTAGACACTAGTGCTTCTGTAGGTAACACAGTAGCTGCTACAGGCCTTACTCTTACTGGTGGCCTTACGACTACAGCTATAGGCGATCTTATCGTCACAGGTGTTTTTGGGTCTAGAGCTAACACTGTCAGTGCAATGGACGGTGTTACTGAAGTTACTGGTAATTCCGGATCGACTGACACTACTACCCCGCCTGTTCGAGGTACATGGACAGAACGTTCTGACAGAAACAATGCGACTTCTCCTACTGTAGCCTTAGCTTGCTACGATGCCATTAAGGTATCTGCAGGCAGCACAGGTAATCTGACAGTTACTGAAAGCCAGTCCGCCCTCCATGGCATGACTGCTTTAGCTTTTAAGCATCCAGCGGCTAGTGGGTCTCCGTATACACTAACAGCTGACAAAGGCACTTTCGCCACAACAGGCGTCTCTGCGGGGCTTAAAAGAGGCCTTAAGACGGCAGGTGCTGCGGGCTCTTATGCAATTAACGGACAAACCGTTGCACTTATTAAGGGTTTTAAAGTCGGGGCTAATGCAGGCTCTTTCGCTATCAATGGCGTATCTGCAGGTTCTAGACGTACATACTCTTTAGCTGCTAATACTGGCTCTGTTGTAATTACAGGACAGACAGCAGGCCTCAGAACTGATAAAGATCTTACAGCCTTCCTCGGCTCATTTGCCATTACAGGACAAACTGCAGGACTCAAGACAGGTAAGGTTGTTTCAGCAGGAACAGGTTCTGTAATTGTTGCAGGACAAGCGGCCAACTTAGTTTATGCTCCTGCTGGGAATGCATATTCTCTTACTGCTAACACTGGCTCAGTCGCCATTGCAGGCCAGACTGCCGGATTGTTTAAGGGTTATAAGACTGGAGCGTCAGCAGGCTCTTACTCGCTAACTGGACAGGCAGCTACTCTTCGGCATAACAGTCTAGTAGGCTTCACTCCCGGTGCATTTAATATCACAGGGAAGTCTGTTAACCTTTCTGTTGGTAGAAAAGTTACCGCTAACGCGGCTTCCTATCAGATCTCTGGCGTTAATGCAAACTTCAGTATTGGTCAGACAGGATCTTACAGGCTTACAGCTGAGGCTGGAAGTTATTTAATCAGTGGCAGAGAAGCTCTTTTAAATTATGCACCTAAGGTTGGTGGTGGCTATGTTCTAACTAAGCCCCATTGGACTAGGGTTAACGAAAAGAGTCATCCTCCTAAGTTACCTCCGCGCCAATACGTCCAAGTTCATCCCATTACTCTGAAAGAAGCCGCAGCACACCTCGCTGCAGCTGGTGGGAATGCTAGAGCAGCTAGTCTGAACTCCACTCAACGCAAGCATATTGCTACTGTAGCTGCAAAAGCACGATGGAAATAAACCAGCAAGCATAATGAAATGAAAAAGACTTCTACGACAAAAACCAGCAAGCATGCAGAAAAACCCGCTAAAAAGCCTAGTAAGGCTCTTCGCGAGGCTGCTAAGATTGTTGGAAGTTTAGGTGGAAGACCTAGAAAGAATACTTTTGGCCAAAGTTAAAGTAGCGACCGAGCTACAGAAACAACGAGAAGATAAAAGAACTCAAGCTGAGAATAGTCTTGAAGCTTTTATTAATCTCATTCACCCAAAGCGTATGTTGGGCAACATCCATAGAGATGTTATAAACTGGTGGACACGGCCGGATGCAAAGACGCACCAGCTGTTACTCCTTCCACGTGATCACATGAAATCTGCTCTTATAGCATATCGTGTGGCATGGGAGCTTACGCGGGACCCAACCCTTAGGGTTCTGTACATTTCTTCGACCAGCAATCTGGCTATTAAACAGTTGAAGTTTATTAAAGATATCTTCACGTCAGACGTCTACCGTCTTTATTGGCCAGAAATGGTTAACAAAGAAGAAGCAAAGAGAGAGAAATGGACCGAACGGGAAATCTCACTTGACCATCCGAAGCGTAAAGAATGGGCTATCCGCGATCCTTCTATCTGGACTGCCGGGCTTACTACTAATATTGTTGGTATGCATTGCGACATTGCAGTTCTTGATGACGTCGTTGTTGCCAATAATGCTTACCAAGAAGACACCCGAGAAAAGATAAAGGACCAGTATTCACTTCTCTCTTCAATTGAAACTGTAAATGCAAAAGAATGGGTTGTTGGTACGAGGTATCACCCTAAAGACTTGTACAGCAGCCTCAGAGAAATGGAGATTGATGAGTATGATGAATTGGGAAGTATTCAACGAAGCGAGCCCCTTTTCGAGGATAAGGAACACGCTGTTGAAAACCTTGGAGACGGAACTGGAGAATTCCTTTGGCCCCGAAGCCAAAGCCCAGATGGAAAATGGTTCGGGTTCAATAGCGAAGAGCTCGCAAAGAAACGGGCGCAATATATCAATAAAGTACACTTCCGAGCCCAATATTACAACGATCCAAATGACCTCGACTCCGCTCCCATCAGCAGAAGTCTCTTCCAATACTACGACCCCAACTACGTCTCCCGAAGAGACGGACACTGGAGTTTCAAAGGACAGCGACTCAACATCTGCGCAGCCGTTGACTTCGCCTACAGTACAGGAAAAAAGTCCGACTCAACCTCGATCGTGGTTGTTGGAGTGGATGGGCAGCAAAACTTCTACGTCTTAGACATCGATCGGTTCAAGACCGACAAGATGTCAGACTACTTCCAACGTATCTTCAAACTCTACGAGAAGTGGGGTTTCCGTAGGATACGAGCGGAAGTCTCTGTCGCTCAGCAAGTGATTGTTAAAGATCTCAAGGAGAGCTACATTCGGCCTATGGGGTTGAGTCTCGTCGTAGACGAGTATCGTCCCAGCAGATGGCAGGGAAGTAAAGAAGAGCGTATTATGGCTACACTTGAGCCTAAGTATGCCAACCATCAGATTTGGCATTATCCCGGTGGTAACTGCCAGATCCTTGAAGAAGAATTAATCTACACCAATCCAGCTCACGATGACGTCAAGGATGCACTTGCATCTGCTGTCGATTTCGCAATAGCTCCGATTGATACGTACAGGCAGATAAAGAAAGAAAACAGTGCATTCAAATATCATAGTAGATGGGGCGGTGTCGCTTGACAAGTAGAGTTCAATCCGTCGAGGACATTGTCTCTCCAGACCGTATGGCGACTAAGATCGCTGAGGACTGGATTACTAAAGATAATATGAGGCAGACATGGAAGACCGACATTGAAGAGATTCGTCGATACGTCTTCGCTACAGACACGTCACATACAAGTTCAGGAGCCACTCCTTGGAAGAATAAGACGACTATTCCGAAACTTTGTCAGATTCGGGATAATCTTTATTCTAATTACACGGCTACTATGTTTCCTAAACGGAAGAACATCGTCTGGGAAGCAAATGAAAAGAGTGCAGACAGCAAGGCCAAACGGGACGCTATAACCAACTATATGATTTGGGTTATGGAGCAGCCGTCGTTTAAGCATGAGATGGACAAGATTATTCTTGATTACATCGACATGGGCAATTGCTGTGCAACAGTCGAGTGGATTGACACTCGGGCAGAGCAGCCAGCTCAGATGCAGAGCGGCTACGTCGGGCCGGGACTTAAGCGTATCTCTCCAATAGATATGGTTATGAATCCCACTGCAGAGAACTTCCAAGTCTCCCCGAAAATTATAAAGAGCGTCATATCTTTGGGAGAGCTGAAAGAGCTTCTTCAACGGATGTCTAACGATGACAACCGTGAAGAATATGAGGAGCTTTGGAAGTATCTGAAAGAGATCCGTGGACATGCTAAGACTGCAGCCGGTGAATGGCAACAGCTAGATAATCTCTATAGCATGGATGGTTTCTCTTCATTCCAGATGTACCTTCAGAGTGATACCGTAGAACTCCTTACTTTCTACGGCGATATGTATGACAGCGAGAATGACGTCTTCTATAAGAATCACGTCATGACTGTCGTAGATCGTCATAAGCTCGTAGGTAAGAAGCCTAACCCATCTTTCTTCAGCTATCCTCCGATTTTCCATGCCTCATGGCGGAAGCGTCCAGATAATCTCTGGGGAATGTCTCCTCTCGCAAATCTAGTTGGTATGCAATACCGGATGGATCATGTCGAGAACATGAAGGCAGACATCTGGGATTGGGCAACATACCCGATGATTAAAGTGAAGGGCTTTGTTGAAGCCTTTACAATGCAACCCGGTGAGATCATCTATGCCTCCGAAGAAGGAGATGTCGATGTCATTCAGCCGCAGGTTCAGATACTTCAGGCTAATAGTGAGAATGCGTATTTAGCAGCCTTAATGGAAGAAATGGCTGGTGCACCTAAAGAGGCTATGGGCTTCCGTACTCCCGGAGAGAAAACTAAATATGAAGTTCAGCGTCTCGAAAATGCTGCGTCCCGAGTATTCCAAAATAAGATTAAGCAGTTCGAAGAGCAAATTCTTGAACCTATTCTTAATGCTATGCTGGAGCTCGCTCGTCGTATGCTTTCTTCTTCTACTACAATTAAGGTATTCGACGACGATTTGAAGGCAGCTACGTTCAGGA